CATATAAAGTAGACGGATACACCTATCACTGGAGATTGTACTAAACACACCTGCTAGTGAAGACTTACCAGAGCTTGTTTCGCCTGTGATATAAGAAATATTCTGTTGTCTGAAGGCATTATTAATAGCGTAGTACATCGTTTGCGCTGCAAGCATTGTTGGAGTTGTGTTATTATTTTTAAAGTAGAATCCTGTTCTAAACAGCGCCTCAATTTTATCGAATGTATCATCTAAGTCGATGTTTTTTCTATTATTTAACATCTCTACTGTTATGCCACCAGGAAACCAAGGGTCTTCTACGCGACCGTCTCTTAAGTAACCGGTATCGAATAATATCTCTTGGTCTCGTGGTCCCTCGAGTTTTTTATATTCTATACCCTCAGCAGTACGTAATAACTTTATAACGCTTTCACCGCACACAATATATTCTCTAATGTCTGAATTTTTTACTGCGATTCGGTGATAACCTTGTCTGTAAAGATGTGCTTCGTTGACATCTGGCATACCTAAGGAAAGGTCAAGAACAGCTTCATTCATATAGAATCTTACTTTTTCGTCTGATATCTTTAAGAATCCATCCCCTTCTTCAGTATCTGGGTCTAAAAGGAACGAAGGAAATCCTACACGGTCATGTATATATTTAGTAAGACGACCAGAAATAGGTGCAAGTTCTCGTGCGATAGCGTTTGTACTATCTAGTTTAATACGGTGTACTCTTTGTTTTTCTTTATCTAGCAATAGAAGTTTTCTATCCATACCACTTTCCGTACCAACAACATACAAGTGTTCCATTAAAGACAGACGGCAATTCTCAATGAAAGCTGCTTCTGTTTTGAGCATACTCGTAATACTGCGCTTTAAGGGCTCTGCTTTTATGGATGGAAAATCATCTACGATATGTTCAACGAAGCGTTCACGGTCCAAATTATTTTTTAACAGTTGACCGTACTCAGAAGCTTTTTCTATGAAGAGACGATAATCGTCTTCACCAATCTCAGACAACTCTTTGTAAGCACATTGGTATACCCATTTACTAGTTGAAATAAAGTTATCTTTTTTATTAACGAATAATTCTTCTAGTACTTTATCCCCGCCAACTCTATGAACAGCTGAATCTGGGTCGTCACCAGGAGCTAATTTACTCCAAGCTTCTGCCGTGAAGATATATGAGTTAATATCACTCATAGTCTCTATCCAGCGTTTAACAACCTTATCTCCTCCTGCTGAAGGTTGTGCGGTTCCTCCTTTATCAGGAGCGTCTCCCACAAAGTACAAAGATGATACAGAACTTTCTTTCAATATATTCTTCAAGGTAACTGAAGCTGAGGAACCACTTACACTGAATACAGGGTAAGAGGTATTTCCCGTCATGGCCATGTGTGCCATAATGGACAGAGCATCCATCTCACCTTCTACGAGATAAGCAGAACGTGTTTCTTTTTTGTTACCCCAGCAATTTTTATAATAATTCCAATTTAAACCAAATAGACCAGAGTGTTCATCGAAGGGGTCCTCGTGTACATAGAAAGATTTATCTCCTGCTGATATTGGCTTTCTGAACTTAAAACTACCAATATTATTAATAGAACTAGCAAGCGGAAATACTATCGAGCCTAAAAAGTCTCGGTCACCTCCACCTCTGTTCATGCTACTAAAGTAAGATACAGCAGCATTAGCTAAGTCAGGGGTATCAGGGAGTGAATTTGTATTTTGAGATTGTTCTGCTGCGACACGAGCTAAGAATTGGTCCGAGAGTTTACTACTTAATCTTGCTAACGTTGGATATATTCCAACAGGTAACATATGTAAGACTTCTTTGTTTATGCCACGTTCCTCTGTTAACCATTTGATCGCTTGTGTTGCGTAGTCGTATTCTCCCTTACAATCTTGAGCTATAGCATTACAGAGTTCTTCATGGCAGACGGTAAATACCGCTGCCTTCATGGCGTAATTTACGCGTTGTTCTTCTAGTTTGCTTGCGAGGTCTTTAGAAAGAAAAACGAGCTTATGTTTTTCGATTAGCTCAAGAAGGCTATCGCTTAGAGTCTTTTGTGTAATTACTGAGTATATTTCTACTGGATTATTGGAGTGGTAACCACAGCCAAAACAGTAACAAAAACCTTCTTCGGTATTGATACCGAAAGAAGGACTTGTATCATCGTGGTCTATTGTGGGGCATAAGGCAGTAACATTAGTACCGGAATAATAAGCGTGTGGGTCGTTACGATGCTCTTTTATTATTTTAATCCAAGTCTCGGCAGGGATACCGCGCCAAATCTTTCGTTTTATTTCAGGTGTTAAGCCCCTTGATGGGTCCAATACACTCGACCCCGTTGCAGATTTCTTTTTGCTCTTGGTCATTAGCACCACCTTCTACCTGAGAGGTATATTCAGGACATAGTGCATAGTAGTCACACCAGTTGCACAATATTCCCGTTTTCGTATTGGTCAGTTTAGATGCGTCAATGTTGTGAGTAACATCCAGCATGAACTGTACAACTTTGTCCATAAGGACGTCAAGTCGGGTTAAGTCCATGTCTGCGCCTTGTTCAACCTTGCTATCTTGCAACCAATGAATTGCCGGTATCATACGCATAACATGTGGATAATTCGCCTTTATCAAAAAGGCGTAAAAATCCATTTGATTAGCGTAATGGGCCATTCCTTTATTTTTTCCTGTTTTGTGGTCAATAATTATAGCTGTTGGTTTATTTGTGTAAATTAAACCAACGTCAAGGACACCTCGGAGAAGAATTGTGTTAGGTGTTCCCCATTTGTCAAAGAAAGGTTTCTTTTCTCCTTTAAAGCCAACAGCTAATTTCTTCTCAGTCAATAATTCATGCGGTTCATTTTGGTTACGAAAAGCTTTAAACGTTGAAAAGAACTTTTCTGCTGCAGGACGTGATGCTTCTAATGCTTCAATCTCTCTCGTTGTGAGTTTACTTTCTCTCGCGATAATTGCTACGGCTTGAGACATATTGTGATTAAGCACAAGCATCTCTAAAAGCTTGTGTACTGCTTTACCGACACGAGAGTCAAAGTTATCTGTTGTCGTTAAGAGCGAGCTAGCTGGTTTATTCACATACCCGTAATTGAATTTCAAAGGACACTGTTTAAGAGCTTCAACTTTACTTAATGACCATGGAGCATAGTTGAGCAGGAACGGATTCAATTCTTGTGGCATGAGACACCTCTTTGGTAAAAAAAGAGACAGCCTTTACGTGGTAAAACGTAAAGACTGTCTCTAATCAAATCAGTTGGTTACGGCTTCATTCCGCCAAAATCACCCATGTTTTCTTCTGTAATCGTAATAGGACCTTTTGGGTCGGGTGTCGTAGAGGAATCTTTTAGAGCCGCGTGAGGTGTGCCACCACCTTGTTGCGAATACAGGCGAGCAACACGTGGATAGAAGTAGTCCCGTTCTGCGACTGTGCACATGACGTCACAGAATTTTTGGAGATTTTTATCTACAGCTTCATCTGTGGGATTGGCCTTGATGACGAACCAGCGTCTGTCACCTTTGGTCTGAGCCTCAGTCTCAAATTTATACCAACGAGCCCACGGAACACTGCCGCGTTTGGCGAACTTCACGAGCTGTGTTCCTGCCGCTGTAGAGGTGCGTTGGAAACGCAACAGCGCGATTTCATAACTGTCTTTGATGAGCAAGATGGCGTTTACGGTGTTACCACACCGAGAAGGTTTGTTATCCCTCCAAGGCAGGTATGGACATTGTTCACATATCCCATAATGGTCACCAACGTGACGGTCTAAAGACGTGCATTCTGGTGTGTTAGGACCTTTGGCATCATCTGACCGTTCTGCCCACATCTGGCGTCCTTCCCAAATAAGGAGAGGAGTGGCTAGAAAGGACTTACCGACTTTTTCAACGCTCGAGAGATAGTAGTGTCCGGGAACAGAATCCTCGGGACGATTCGGGTCATTCCCTGTTCCTTGATTCAAACGAAGCTCGAGGAAGTCCGTTTGGTCTCCATCAGAGACCACACCTTTTTTCTGTGGATTCATTTTTGCTATAATAGCGAACAATTTGTCTTGTATTTCATCGGGCAAAGACCATATGGTCTGGTCCACAACTTCACTGCTGACTTTCTCAGCTTCGATACGCAGAAGTTGTTTTCCATATCTTTCTACAAAAGCAGGAATGTGCATGTATGAATCGACGAGAGTATGTCCCGTGCTCTCAATGGCTGCTGGGGCTGCTTTTTCGATTGCGACATTGCTGTCTTCTGTTTTTGGTTTATCTTCTGTTTTAGACATTTCTTTCTCCTCGCTGACTGTGCTTGTTGTTGGTACAGGTTTGGTTTGCTTTGCCATGTTTTCTTTTTCTCCTGTGAGGGGGTTAAAGGTTAACGCTTGATTGTTGCGTTGTCTACCCCTTTCGATTACCCTTTTGTTAAAGGAGGTGTGTAATGGAGAACTTTTTCGAAAGTCGTACCTTTCGAAGTTATTACGACGACGTCGGTAAACACAAAGTACTCACACCGGCACGAGAACAAGAACTTTTGTTACGTTATAAAAGTTGTCCGAAATGTTCTCGTAGACTTCCTCACCTTGTGAAAGTTAATAATTGTCCCATATGTGGTACTCCTACTTCAAAGCGTGTCATAGGTAAAGCCACTACTTGTACCGAATGTAATGCCCGTTTTGATGCTTTTGCTCCTCCTGTGTGTTGTATTTTTTGTGGTTCACCAAGAGATTCTAGAGCCAGGGAAGAATTGATAGTCTCTAATCTTCGCTTTGTTGTAACTACTGCTAAGAAGTTATCTAAATCTCCTGAGATAATTCAAAAGCTTATATCCGCTGGTAATGTAGGGTTATTGGTAGCATTAGACAAATTTGATATGGCGAGGGCTACTCGATTCTTAACTTATGCTTCTTGGTGGATTCGTAAAGAAATGTTGGATGAATTACACGCGAGCGGAATTGTTCATGTCCCTTCTCATAAACAAAAAGCAGTGAAAAAAAGTCAGAAACTTGGAGCTTATGAGTGTATTCATTGCGGTGTTAGGACAGATAATCCATTACGCACACTACAACCTAAATGTGTAAAGGTTGGAAGAAAACGTAGGATGCATGATTTTATAATGGTTAACGCAGAAGAGATAACAACGATGTCTTCTATAGTTCCATTAGAAGAAGCAATGAACCGGCCCGATACTGATGACAATCTAGAAGACCTTACGATTAGTAACAATAATGCTATCCTGTTACGTAAGGTCTTGAATGAAATGCCCATACGAGCTCGTGACCGGTTCATTCTCCTGCAGTACTACAACATTGCTCAGGATGAGAGAAAGACGGAGCCGAAAACTCTCCCACAACTTGCTGCTGTTACTGGGGTTACCGTAGAACGAGTACGCCAGGTAAAGCTCGTGGTGCTAAAGAATTTACGGCGTCAATTGGTGGAGAAAAGCTCAGATGCCGCTGCGGTAGGTTAGAAGGTGTCGCGGATTCCACTCAGGCGTTCCATCCCAACGAGGATGCCCTTGTAGTAATTGACGCGGTCTTTGGTGTTCGCTGACTCGTACAGCTCTTTGGCTTCAGCAAAGATTTCCTTTGTTTTGCTGGGAGATACGAGCTTGAGGCTCAAGCTGGAATAGTCCTTGAGCTTGTCCTTTTTCTTGGTAGGACGGCCAGCCTTCTTCTTGTCGTTCTTTGCCCCGGCAGCCTTGGCTTTTTCGGCCTTCTTGTCGAGGTAATGAATGATTGCGTTCTCCGTGTCCTCAGGAGTCCAATCGTTCTCAACGGTGGCGTCGAAGACGCGAGCATAGAACTTCATGTCTTCTTCTGTGAAGACACGCAACAGCGCACGCAAATGAGCGAACTTCAGTTTCTCAGTCCGAGCGTACTTGATGGCGTCAGATGGGAGTTTGAGAATGGCGAGATGTTGTGACACAAAGGCGTCACTCTTTCCGCACGCAGCCGAGATGTCCTTCTGCTTCTTCCCGGAATCGATAGCATACTGAAATCCTTCAGCAATCTCTATCGGATTGTGGCCTTCACGTGCCAGGTTGGTCAGCATTGACGTGAGGAACGCATCGGCATCGTTGCTGTCATCCGTGAAGGTCACGAATGCTTCTTTGATACCGGCTTCTTGAAGAGCCGTGAAACGTCGACGACCGTCAACCAAAATAACCTTGCTGGGATCGTTGGGGTCTACACGAACAACGAGTGCGACCTTTTGTCCGACTGATTTGATGGACTGTACGAGACCTTTGATGTCGCCAATCTTGTCCCGGTTATACTTGTCTGGGAGATTGATGTCTTTAAGATTGATGCTGAAGTTACGTACGCTCTTAAGGGCTCCGTTTCCAGTTTTCTTTTCAGAAGAAGCTTTCGCTTTCTTTTCCTTCTTAGAGATATCTTCTACGGGTGCCAGCTCGGGTTCTATCTCAGGAATGTTCGTTGGGTTTTCTTCGTCCGCAAGTGTCTCTATCGGTTCTGTTTCGAACATCTCTCGCTCCTTCGATTTTTTTGCTCGTGTTTTTTATTCCGATAATGCAGTTAGCTCAGCGAGAACTTCTGCCTTATCGATTTGATGCATGACAAGTCTCTCGGGCGGTGTGCCCTCAAGAATGTCTCCTAGAATGTGAAACAGCTCTGTCGAGCAGAGGAGAAGACTTTTCTCTGAGTTGTACGCGACCATGTACAATGCTCGTATAGTACGTAGCGTCTTATCTGGGTCGAGACGCTTGCTCCGTACATCACGTGTCATTCAAACGGTTCCGTTCCGTGCTCAGGGCACTTTAAGAGACCCCCAGTTTCATCTGTGTTTTCCACCACTTGATTACACCAAGGACAACGGTGCTTCGCTGTTGTTTTCTCCGCTGTTTTTTCGGTCTTCTCTTCTACTCCGAGCTTTTCCATCGTTACCTCAGTTTGCCGTTGCTTCTCGGGCTCTGTCAGCTTCGATTTCTGCCTTGGTCCGGCGCTTACGCTTCGGGGCTTCTTCGCCGTCTTCCGTCTTTCTCTCCGGAGCCTCGTGTTTGATGCGGAACATTATGTCCTCAACCAGGTACTTTACGCGAGCTTTGCAGCCCTTGTTGCGCTTGCCGTCGAGCTCACACAGGTTGTCGAGGGTCTCAATGTTATATTCGCCATCTTCGTTCTTGATGCAAATGATGGCATCGGGAAGAAGCTTTGTGTCAAAATCACGGATTGCCGTGGTGAGCTCCGCGAGAGCACCCATTTTTTCTTTATCACCAGACACGATTTCGCTTGCGCGCTCGAGGCTGACAGTCGCTTCGTTCTTACGGCCACAACGCCCACAGTTGGTTTCGATCTTTACGTCCATGTTTTTTACCTCCAGTTGATACTGTCTTTTTCGCATTGCTGGCTTGCTTCCAACAATGCCTTTGTTGTTAGGGGACCTAGGATACCATCGACTTTCAATTCAGTCTCTGGAGCAAGATCCATTTTTTTGTGGTTCCAAGCTGCCTGGAACATTTGCACTGCTTGTTTGAACGCACGGTCATAGATTGTCGTAGCCCCACTCGTGAAGCCGAGATTATCTAAGTGGGGTTTTGCTTCTACCACAGAGAGAACGTACTTTTCGTAGTCTACTTCATCTTCATCGTGTGTAGGGCTCTTTACGCCGTATTCAGGGCTGTCCTCGTTCTTTTCGAAAGCATTCGAATGGTCTTCCAACTTCTCTGGCTTGCCAAGCGGAGAATTTTCAAAACTTTGAACGATATGCAGTTGGTTAACAGGGAACATTCCTTCGTTAAAGGCACCAGCGTTACATTCCTCGAAGGGCCACAGTGGACCCATATCGGATTTGCCTGTGCGCCAATCAGAATGCTGAGACATACGCAACGGAGAGATGCGCTCTCCAAGGGCCATTTTTACCAGTCTCTTAATGAGTATGTTGTTAAGGATTTGGTCGAGAGTAAAAGGTTGGAGGTACTCAGCGCCTTTGTATGGGGGAGTAACTGCCGTAGGCGGGAGTTCGTTGAGCAGATTAAGAGGAACCTCTCCCGCCCAATACGCCCAATTTCCCCTATCATTCCTATGGAGTCGACCAGCGTTGACTGTTTCGATGCTGATACCGTCTCTGTTCTTTCGAGGTTCGTGCCAAGCTCCATTAACCAAAGATACGAGGTAGAGAGGGTCTCCGTGATGGTCTTGAACGAAGTGAGTTGACGCTCCGTTAAATTTGCCATTAGAATTCTTTCTGGAACTAAACCAATTCACCGTTGACCACGCGTTTATGCCAGCGGTGTAATGGTCCACCCACCAAAGGTCCTGTACGTTCGTGAGAATATCTTTATAACACTGCTGTGTAGGAAAGAATTTCTCTAGCCCTTTAGCCTGGATACGTTGATGGGAATAAACGAATAAATCATTTAGAACTTTTTGAGCGTCTTCAGCTTTTAGAACTTTTCCGTTTCCCACTTTTTCCCACGCGAGCAAGAAACGCTGGTGTGCTGCGTCTCCTGTGAGCTTGACGAGGGACCAAAAGTCCTTTGGAGCCATGGTGTTATAGTTCACAATGAAGGTCATTTTTTACCTCTACACCTTGAGTAGTACCCACAATACTTTTCGTTACACCCCCAAGATGTCGGGTCACATCGAGGAAAGTAACCTTTTTTTATCATATCTGAAATCTCTTCAACATCTTCGATTAAACATTTCATGTCGAACGCGTCTCTTACTGACCTCTCCTGCTCGTATTTTGTCCCTGATTTACCCTCAATTAAGAAATCGATTCTAACTCGACTCGTGCCTTCTGCAAGAGCATAAAACGTTAACTGAGGCGTAAATCGTACTTTTTGTTCTGGCCATCTTTTCATTGTGGTCTTCAGGTCTGAAACAACTTCAACGAGGCGAGGGTTGTCGGGGTCGTTTTCAAGAGACATATCCGTATCTTGTACGCGGTCGACGAGGTCTATGACGCCACGAACAGGTACGGTCCCTACCTTGATTGCGAAAGTCTTTTCAGCATGGACAGGTTTGATGCGAGGGACAGCATACCGGTAATAAGTAGCATACCCGTTGATAGCTGAATCTTTAACCACGCCTTTAGCTTGTCCGTCCCAATTTTCGATGAAAATCGATTCTGAATCAAAACATTTTGCGACGCTTTCTGCCCCCTCGTCGAAGTTTACAGGGTTACCTGTCTCAATCATACTTCGATGAATTACCTCAGCTCCCTTATGTATCGCTGTGCCCTTGACCATTGAAACACCTGGTGGGTCCACCAACTCCTGCACATAACGATACTCATATTGGCGTGGGCAACGTTGGTACATACTGACCTGAGAGGGCGACATGACTCCTCGAGGTAGGCCCTCGTCAAGAAATCCATCGGGATACTCAAATCTTCTTTCAGATACACGTTCTTCTTTGACATTGTCTTCTTCCGACATGGTTGCTCCTTGGGTGTTTTACGGCGTAAGTACTAGCGGATTTTGCTGAGAATTTCCTGCATGAACCCGACTGGGAAGTCTTTGGATTCTTCCGGAAGGACTTGCGCGAGCTGTTGGCTGACTTTTATGACTTCATCGAAATTGTCGTCAGGTTCGACGGAGGGTGTGATGGGTTCTTCTTTTACCACAGGAGATAGTCGTATCGTGGGTAGCGTTTGGACTATGGGTTGTGAGACCGCTCTTATTTCTTGGGCTGCTTTGGTTAATGTCTCGATAGAGACCTCGGTTAACGTGATACAGTCATCCTCCGTGAAGCAGATATTTTCAGCTGATATCGTACAGCCCAGAGCTTTACCTAAAAGTTGTGCGAGTTCTTGCAAGTCAAAAGTGATATTCATATTGCTTACTCCTTTGTAGCTACAGTACCTTTTTGCGGTGTTGTGGGCAACAGTGTTGGGCGTGTTACCATTCTGTCTGCGGAAGCAGAATACTTACATAATGTTGACCAAGGTTCTATTTCTTTAGATATACACAGCGAATAATTCTCACAGAGAAGACAGTCCATTTTTGTCGTTAGCATTTTTCCAATGTCTTGACGGTTGGACAGAGCTATGAGTTGTTGTTGCTCCACGGTATGCGCTCCAACTAAGCGATAAACCACTGTTTTCTCTTTTTGACCAATACGGAAGTTACGAGCTCGGGATTGAAACCAAGCATCAGGAGACCAAGGACGGCTGTAATAAATTGAGTATTGTGCGGCAGTAAGCGTGATTGCTATGCCTGTGTTAACTTGGCCTAAATAAACACGGGTATATTTTCCATTTTGAAAAAGGTCTTCAAAATGTTTTATATGCTTAGTATTAGACCCATCAACACGAACATAACTATATTTGCACCGTTTCAATAAATCTTCGATATGATTGAGTTCGGCAGAAAAATGTGCCCATATAATAACCTTATTCTTTTCATTATTTAGTATGTCTTCAAGCAGGTCTTCTAGCGCATTCAACTTAGGATTTTGCTTATAAACTATCACAGGAGGTATTGGTTCTGTTTTTAATGCATCTTTAATACATTCAATGTCTCCAGGAATTATACCAGCTTCAAAACAAACTTGTAACGAGGGACAGCGGTCACAGGAGGCAGTTTTATCTTCTTTTGGTGTGTAATAAAAACCACTACAAATCTGTAACAATTTGTTAATTCGAATTGAACCTTGAGATAAATCTATCTTGCCTCCTTCTCCTTCCAAAGAAAATTCTTTGACTGCTTTGTTATAATCCTTTGTTTGTTCCGCGCTTAAGTAATATAAAAGGTCTTGGTCTCGTTGCTTTGGTAATTGAATGCAGTCTAACAATTTACGTTCGCTTGAAACAGAATTAACACGTGCATTTATGATGTGTAAATTTTTATACCCCGTTACAACATGTTCATTCCATTTAGCATGTTCACAGAATTTTCGAATAAAGGAAAACCATTGTTCAGGCATTAGGGCGGGATGAAGAATTTTTAGCTGTGAGTAGAAATCTCGTGGGTCTCCGATAGTAGGTGTTCCAGACAGCATATAACGTCGAGTGGCTTTTTCGGATAAGAGTGTAATGATTTTAGTCCTTTGACTCTTTATACTTTTTACTCTATGTGCCTCATCGAGGACTAAAACTTTGAAATCTAAAGAAGAGAGAAATGGAGGAGTTGTACCAACGATTTTAGTTATTTCCTCGTCGATCTGTTTTGCTGTTAACTTTCCGGCGTAATATGAGGACAAGTAATAAACTTGCTGTTTTTCGTCTGAGAGAGTCGCAATTTTATCTATTATATGCATATGCGTAGGTGTACTACCCATACGCTCTTTCTTCCTTAGTTCAGCAGCTGAAGAACATAGAACAGGGACACCATAAAGACGAGCAGTATCGTAAGACACAATAACGATATCTTTATTAAAGGCTTCAATAATTTTCTTTTCTTTTTGTTTGGCTGTACCTGTGACGGAGATAGTAGATAGCCTACCGGAAGAATGTATATCGGTTTCTCGTATCCAAGTGTCAACTGCAATAAGTGGACAAATAACAAGAGCTTTTTCTCGTAGATATTGCAAGGCGTCAATAACAACCTTCGTCTTTCCCGTCCCCATCTCCCATCTGAGGTACCAGCGATAATATGTAAGTAATTCTGCGGTTCCGACAATTTGATGCTCGTAGCTATCGTATTTTCCGCCCGTAGGATGCTCATGGACGAAAGTAGTCCAGTACTCCAAGGATTTCCCATTATCTTTAGCTTTCTGTTCTTCTTCAGGTAAAAGAGCGTCTTTATCTATTTCCTTAATATCACGTATAACATTAGCTAAAAAAGGAGGGTATCCTGGAAATATCCACGCCTTGTGTGTTGTAGCGTATTGACTTCCAAACACACGTCCCCAAGAGTCATGCGGTCCTCCTCGCACAAAGAATGCAGGTGTTCCACCGATTTTGATGAATTTCATTTTGTTTTCCACTACACTATCCTTTCTAAAGACTGGAGGTCTTGATGACGACTGATACCATGAGGTTGTTCGACCCCTACCACGGGGGCATGGATGGGACGCATTCAAATCCTTACTATCAGTACTCGCAGCTCTACACGCCGAAACGGCTCAAAGAACTGTTCGTCTGGTGTGAGTATCTCTTCTACCAAAGTCCTCATATATTTGCGGCTTTGCGTAAATTCGGCGAATACCCAATCACCAAGATTACGTATGAAACGGTCAACGAACACCTCAAGCAGCGGCATAAAGATTTGTTGGAGAAAACTCTCCGCGTAAGGGAGTTTCTTATTAAAGCTTCTTTAGACAAACATGTCTACGGTAATAGCTTTGTTTCTATGTACCAACCTTTTGTTCGGTACTTGAAATGCACGAAATGCGGGGCTCTCACTAACATCAAAAACACTTCATATACCTTTGATGTTACCAATCTAAAGTTCACCTACTCCTGCCAGTCTTGCAAAAGTAAAGTCACAGTCTCTGAAGACCAAATTGAAGATAGAAAGTTACTCCTCAGTAAGGGAATTAATTTCATTCGTTGGGACGCCAAAGATATAGATATTGACCACAATCCTTTAACTGGTGAATCCGAATACTATTATAAAATCCCACAGCAAGTTGTGAGTCGTGTCAATTCGGGGCATAAAACGTTGATTGATACGATGCCTATTGGCTTCTTGAAAGCCATTAAGGCACGTAAACCTTTTAAGTTTGCACGAGACGCTATTTTCCATATGAAGGTTGGAGCTCCTGCTGGCATAAATCCTCAGTGGGGATTGCCTCCTATCTTAGCGGCGTTGGAACGCTTTCACTTCACACAGATTCTGAGAAAGGCTAACGAGGCGATTGCGCTTGATTATTTGGTACCATTCCGTGTTCTCCACCCTTCTCAATCATCTGGAGTCGCTGACCCCGTACAGCAAATTAGCCTCACGAAGTGGAAAGACGAGCTCGACCTCAACCTTCGATTACACCGTAAAGATCCCCTACATATCATGTACGCCCCAATCCCGGTGGGCATGGTTCAAATTGGTGGTCAAGGACGCGCACTGCTCACCTTGGGAGAGATTCAAGAAGCTGAGAAGAGTATCGTAGCTACACTAGGAATTCCTATGGAGTTCTTGTATGGAGGACTCACTGGGCGAGGAATGGAAGCCACTCTTAGGATGATTGAGAATCAGCTCTCAACACACATTGCGGACATCGTTGACCTTATGCAGTGGATTGATGATAAGTGCTCAGAATTCCTTGGTTGGGAAAAAATAACTCTTGGTCTTACACCCTTTCGTATGGTGGATGATTTTGAGAAACAACAACTCATTTATAACGTGTGGCAGTCTGGTAAACAGACAGGTTCACAGGTTATTTCAGACACTACGATGTGTGAAATTTTCGAGATAGACCCTCTCCGAGAAGAGACACGTATTAAAGAAGAGACCTTACGCGGTGTTCGTATTAGTAATTCTTTGCAGATTGAGATGCAAAAGCAGCAAAACAACCTCGCTCAGCAATCTCAGCAAGAGGCGTTGCAAGGTCCATCAAATTATAACCAGCAACAGGTTATAGCTAATGCGGACCAAATTGTTAATGAGTTATCCCAAATGGAATACGGCGCTAAAAAGAGTCGTTTACACCAGCTTCAAGTCGAAGACTTTGTGTTGTATTCTGTAGTAGTTCAACGAATGGAACTACAGAACCGACAACAGACACAACAAGGTCAAGGGATGTAAATGAACGAGTTCAATTCTGTGCTTCAATCGCTACAACCACAGCCAAAAGAATTTACAAACGTCTTTGGTGATAATAAAGGCGGTAACCTTATTAGCCCAAAGACAGCTCCAGAGCACATAGCTGACCCATTAAAGGTTTTGTATTTTTCAAAGGTATTTGTAATCTGGCAACCTTATGGTGCTTGCCCTCAATGCCATGCTTCTTTCAATTCGGGAGAGTTGGTCCTTCCAGAAGATTCTGTGTATACGTGCCCTCATACAAATAATCACGAATACGAAGAGACTATTAATCTCTGTCTTTCTGGCAAGGCGTTGCTGCAGAAACAAGATTTTGTAGACCAGAAAGATGGGACACGTATTGCTCATGTTATGTGGCTCATAGTTGACCCTAAGTATGTTGAAGAGCTCAAGAAGAAAAAAGAAGACGCAGCAAAAGATAAAGTATATCCGCCTAACCCGGCTAAAGTATTCGCGGAAGAAGAGCAGAAATTAAATGCAGGGTCTGTGACAGCTGAATCCACAGACCCTGCCGGAACACAAGTTGAGGCCCTTACAGAAGAAGGAACAAGGCTATAATCGCCAAAGTATCCTCCTTTCTTCCCCCATTAAAGGTCTCTTGAGATGACTTTCTGCATCTCATAGACTTATAACAAAGCTTCTCTTCATTTTTTGAAAAGGATGTACATGCCTACTCCAAATGACATTCAGCCTGTTTTAGTTGATGCCGCGACAAAGCGAGACCACATCCGGCAAAAAGTCATGGAAGGTATAATGGAGTCCTTCCCCATTAAATCTCGGAGCAAAACAATCGAGATTTCTGATTTGAGTTTTACGAAGAAGGATTACTCTCCATCAGAACAGAAGAAAGCTATCTTAGAAGGTAACTCTTTATTCGAGCCTATTCATGGAACTATTCGGGTTAAAGATAATGCCACGGGCCAATTAGTAGATGAAGCTAAGAAATTTACGTTAGCCAAGATTCCATGGTTCACACCTAGGCATACGCTCATCGTTGGTGGAAACGAGTACTCTGTCTCGAGTATGGTCCGTCCTAAGCCCGGTGTGTACGCGCGAAAGAGGGCTAATGGTATCCTAGAAGCTAATTTCAATATGCAAGGTGCAGCTAACTTTAACGTAACTATGGACCCTGAAAAGGGAGAGATGCAACTCGAGTATGGTGCGTCAAAGATTCCACTCTATCCAATCTTAACTAGAGTAGGAATAACGCACGAACAGATTGCTGAAAAATGGGGTGATGCTCTCGCTGAGAAAAATAGACAAATGGCACCTAAGAATATCTCAGGTGTTGTTGACCGTCTTTATAACAAGGTAGTTCCTACTTACGGAAGAGAAGCCTTAAAGCTAACAACCCCAGAAGCCAAGATTCAAGAAGTTTTCAATCGATACTCTAAAGCTTATATGAATCCAGACGTTAATAAAGTGACGCTGGGACATCCATATGAAACTGTAACACCTAACGCTATTCTTGATGCGTCGCATAAGGTGTTGAAGATTTTTAAGAACAACGATGAAGTTGATGACCGTGATAGTTTGGATTTCAAATCTCTGTACATGGTGGATGACTTTTTTAAAGAGCGTATAAAGCTCGATGCCCGTGATATTGCGCGTAAAGCAGCCATAAAGATCGAGGCAAAAAAAGAATTAAAGAACGCTATAGCTTCTGCGCCGTTTACGCCAGGACTCCTTAAGTTTATCAACACATCTCAGCTTGTCTCTGTTCCTACACAGACTAATCCTATGGAGCTCATTGATTCCTCGATGCGTGTTACGTCTTTGGGTGAAGGCGGTATTAGCTCTGAACGAGCAATTCCCATGGAAGCTCGTATGGTACACCCAACACAGATTGGAGCTCTCGACCCTATGCGTACGCCAGAATCTTTTAGAGCTGGTGTGGACGTACGTGCTGCTCTTGCCCTTCATAAAGATTCTAAAGGGAATATTTATGTTCCTCTTGTAAATGTAAAGAAGGGTAAAAAGACAGAGTTTGTTCGGTCTGGTTTAATCCAAACAAGTACTGTGGCGTTTCCTCAGCAAAAACTTGAAGGGCAAGTTGATGCCCTTGTCAATGGTGTTGTACGGAAAGTACCAGCGTCACAGGTAGACTATCAAATTCCTCATTCCACTTTTATGTACAGCCCAACAACAAACCTTATTCCGTTCATGGAATCCAGCCAGGGTAATCGTCTTATCATGGGTTCTAAGTATCAAACTCAGGCTCTTTCTCTTGTTGATCGTGATGTGCCTTGGGTTCAATCGGTGTCGCACACTGGGAAGCCCATGGTTGAAGTTATGGCGCAAATCGTCAATCCTCACGCGCCTTTGGCAGGAACTATTTCCAAAATAGACAAAGACTACATTCACATTAAGCCCTCCTTGGGAGGTGAGGTTGTTAAGGTTCATTATGAGACGGATTTTCCTTTGGCAGCGAAATCATTTCTAGACCACACGTTGAAGGTGAAGGTGGGGGATAAGGTGACTGCGGGGCAACAACTTGCAGATTCCAACTATACCAAAGACGGAAAGCTCGCTCTCGGAAAGAACATGTCAGTGGCGTATATGCCTTATAACGGAGCTAACTCTAATGATGCCATTGTCATCAGCGAAACTGCAGCGAAGAAACTCACGTCTGAAAAAATGTATAAAGTGGTTATGTCGAGAGACCCCGACATGACTTTTGACAAGAACAAACACCAGGTTTACTACGGACAAAATTACACAAAGGACCACTATAATCTCGTAGATGAAGAAGGTGTTGTTAAGCCTGGGATGAAACTCAACGCTGGCGACCCAGTCATATTTAGTTTACGAAAATCTCAAATGTCTCCTGATGATGTTCTTTTGGGGCGTCTTCATAAATCATTAGTGAAGCCTTTCAGAGAGGCATCAGAGACATGGAGTCATCACCATGAAGGTGAGGTTATTGACGTTGTTAAGACAGGTAGCCGTATCGCTGTAACTATTAAGGTTAAAGAGCCTATGCAGGTCGGGGATAAATTATCTGGAAATTTTGGAGACAAAGGAGTTGTTGCACAAATTATTCCTGACGACCACATGATTCAAGACGAGAAAGGTAAACCAATAGATGTTTTGTTAACCTCAGCTGGCGTTGTCTCTCGTATTAATCCTTCCCAGATTTTAGAAGCAGCGGCTGGAAAAGTTGCAGCTAAAATAGGTAAGCCTATCTTACTTGAGAACTTCTCGGGGAGAGATAACATTCAGTATGTTAAAGACCTATTAAAGAAACATGGAGTCAAAGATAAAGAAACTGTCTTTGACCCTATGACAGGAAAGAGCATTCCTAATGTTTTCGTAGGAAACAAATATATCCTTAAAGCTTTCAAGAGCACTGATGTCAATTACAGCGCTCGTAACATTGGAAGCTACGATGCCAACATGCAGCCCACTAAGGGCGGCGACATGAGCGCTAAGGGCATCGGTAAGATGGAGTTCGATGCGCTCGTAGCCCACAACGCACGTAACGTCTTGCTCGAAGCTTCTACTCTCAAGAGCCAAAAGAACGACGAGTTCTGGAAGGCTTTGCAGATGGGATTGCCCACACCCCCGCCCAAGACTTCTTTTGCTGCTGATAAGTTTATGAACATGCTTGTAGGTGCTGGTGTCCGTGTTACGCGTGATAACTCTCGAATCGGGCTTGGTCCGCTCACAGACAGTGATATTATGAAAATGTCTGCTGGTGAAATCAAAGAGCCCAAGCTTGTCCGGGCAAAAGACTTGAAGCCTGAGAAAGACGGCTTGTTCGACCCAGGTGTTACTGGTGGTCTTAAGGGTGACCGTTGGGCGCACATTGAGCTAGCCGAGCCCATTGTAAATCCTCTCTTCGAAGACCCGACGAGGAGACTTCTCGGCCTTACAGGTACTGCTCTCTCCAAGATGCTCAGCGAGAAGGGCGGAGCGCATGTGAGGAGAGAGCTCGCCAAAGTTGACTTGGACAAAAAGAAAAAAGAGCTCGAAGCTAAAAGCAAAACAGCAAACGGCGCTGATTTAGACGGCATTGTTAAGTCTCTCAAATATATTTCAGCTTTACAGAGTAATGGCCTGACTCCTGACAAGGCATACGTTATCTCAAAGATTCCTGTTGTGCCTCCTACAACGCGCCCTGTAGTTCCTGGTAAGGGCGGGCAAGAGCTCATTTATGGCGACATCAACCCGCTCTACCGAGACCTCTTGTTTGTGAACAACCAGTTCAAAGAGGTAAAGAACGCCGGGACGATGCCATTCGAAGAGGCCAAGTTACGCCCCATGCTTCACCAGGCTGTGGGTGCTGTGTTCGGTGTGAACGACCCGGTTACTACAAAGTCTGTTGCCCGTGGCCACAAAGGCTTCTTGACGTACATCGCGGGAGCCGGAAGTCCCAAGTACGGCTTCTTTCAGTCCAAGCTCATGAAGAAGCAGCAGGACATCACAGGCCGAGGGACCATCGTTCCAGATGCCACTCTAGGTATCGACCAGGTAGGGCTACCGGAAGACATGATTTGGACAATGTACGAGAAGTTTCTGATTCGGCGTTTGGTCCAGCAAGGCTACCAGCCCCTTGAAGCCCAGGACATGATTAAGGCACGCCACCCGGCAGCCAAGGAAGCTTTCATGAGGGAAATCAAGGAGCGGCCGGTGATGCTAAACCGCGCTCCCACTCTACACCGGTACAGTTTAGTGGGCGCTTTTCCTGTACCGACACCCGGTAAAACTATCCGAGTGAATCCCTTTATTGAATCGGGAATGAATGCAGATTATGACGGTGATTGTGCAGATTGTACCCTAGAATATGCGACTTGTATCAACGGAAAATACGTGCTACAGAGTCTCCACATCGGGGATTTTCCCCATAAGAAGGAGACGAAGAAAGTGACTGGAAACAAAGAGCTCTACGAAGTCCCGGCGAATACGTTTGTCTTTGGCTACAGCGAGAAGAACCAGAGGGTGCAGCTCTGTGCGGTCTCGCACTTCTCAGTCCACCATGACTTGGAAATGGTGAACGCTACGTTAGCTAGCGGAAGGTCCGTGAAGGTTTCCCGAGACCACAGCATGTTTGGCATGAACCCTGAGACAGGTGAGCTGTCCCGGTTCAAGGCTGAAGAAGGTATTGGCTGGGGTACACCTAAACCTCGCCGGTTATTTGTAGAACAAAAGCAAGATTACTTAACCGACCACTGTGATGCTCCTGACCTTGAGAATGTACCCATGGACTTCAACTTAGGCTGGGTACTCGGTGCTTGGGCAGGAGATGGGTGGGTTGGTCACTCAAACGATAGCCCTAACCAAGTATGTCTCGCAAAGGTTGACCCGCTAGTTAGGCATACGTTTACGCAGCGTATGTTCCGTTATAAGGAGGACGCGAGTTTACGTGAGTACTCAGCCACACATGATTACGGTGGAGGTGAGTACACTTCCACGAAAATACACATAAACAATACTAAGCTGGCTAAGTGGTTTTCAGGTGTAACCGAAGGCGTCCGTGGCTCCCATAACAAAAAGCTTCCCAGCTGGTTCATGCACGGTAAAGAAGATTTCTTGTTAGGGCTTATTAGTGGCCTCCTGGACACAGACGGAACGGTTTGCAGCGTAAAAGCTAAAGCTAAAAAGAACCCCCAGATTATGGCGACGTACCACACGGTGTCCAGAGACCTCGCGGTGGACGTATCTACGCTGCTGTGCCTCTTGGGAATCAAGTCTCGGATACACCCATACACCAAGAAGGAAAGCACCGAGGAGTACTACCAAGTAGTTATTTCAGTGCCTGACTTACAGAAGGTGGCTGGGCAGCTCCAGTGTGCCACGGCGTCAAAGGCTCAAGTTCTCAAAGAACTTTCTAAGACACCGTATGACATGAGCGCACCTGAGAACGCTCGGTGGGACATGGTTCCTATCTCAGCACAAACTGCCAAGGCGCTCTCGAAAGCAAATGGAGCGCCTAAAGTAACCAAGAACGATGACAGCCCCGAAAACCAACTACGTAAGCAAGTGTCTTGCGCCTATTCGTCTCTTATTCAGGCGGCTAAGAAAAACACCCTTAGCCGAGCAACGCTTAATGTTCTTCGTGAGCGCCTAGGAGATGACACCGTCAGAGCTATTGGTGGCGAAGCTTGGTTCAAGAACGTCACCAACGAAAACATTCTCTGGGACTTCGTTGAGACTGTGACTCCCATCCCTGGACGCCACACCGCTTGGGATATCACAGTACCTGACGGCTGTACTTTCATGACTAGCGAGCAAATCGTGGTGTATGACACTGTCATGATTCACGCCCCAGTAGGGCTGAACGCCATTGAAGAGGTTAAGAAGATGACAACGTCTAATCTCCTCTACAGTGACAAGTCTCGTAACGACCTGCTTGTTGTCCCGCGCATGGAATCGGTAATGGGTATTGCTAACGCCAGCCAACAAGACGAGAAGAATAAACCTGTTCATTACGAAAACAAAGCCGACGCTATGAAGGACTATTATAGTGGTAAAATTACCCTAGGTACCCGAGTAACGATTGGTGGGAAGAAGTGAACAAACAAGACGTCTTAGATTACTATGGAACCCCCCATATTCAGAGTGCTTTACTCCGTAATTTTTACGGAGACGAAGCCCTAACCCTCGTGAAACATGAGGGAGGAACACCTTTCTTCCGTAGAAATTTAGGAGGAGAACCCATAAAGCTAAACAGTCCTGGCCAGCTCAAGAGGCTTGTGGACCAACGTACAGTTGAGTTTCATCCTTCGATTGGCGAGAAGACAAACGTCATTTGGGTAGACATTGATCCAGGTAAAGAAGTCTCTACGCATGAACTAAAGCCCATTGTTAAGCAGATAGATACTCTGCTGAAGTCCATCCCTGAAGTGACTAGAACATCTTTGGCTTTCTCGGGAGGCCGGGGTTTTTATGTTCGTGGTCATCTTAAAGAAGAAATATCAACCAACAAAGCACGGGAACTCATAGACGAAAAACTCAAACCGTTAACCGCACGTGACCCAAAGTTGGTCATGGCTCCTCCTCAATCTTCTCAAGTTAGATTGGATACATCGACACTTCATAACAAAGGTTCTATACGAGGACTGTATTCTCTCAACGAAGAAACAGGGTTAGCTTCTATTCCTCTCAAAAGGCATGAGCTCGATTCTTTTGACCCGAGTAGAGATGCGAGCCCAAAAAAACTTATAGGTGAATTTGCCCCAGGGATTCCCTCTACGAGAACAACCCATGATTTACCCTCATTGGCTAACGCGAATTGGACAATGTCTGTCCAGCATCATGACGCAGTTAAAGCGGGTCCTCACTGGGATTTACGACTTGTTGATCCTGACACTGGGTATGCACATTCTTGGGCTGTTCCGAAAGCAAAATTTCCCGAAGCTGGAGGGAAACCTCTACTCGCGGTACAAACACCTACGCATACGTCGTCGTACGCGCTCTCATTCGGAGAGGGACGACCAGACCAGATACACACGGGATACGGACGCGGTTCAGTTGAAATCAAACACAGAGAAAAAGTAAATATCCTGTCTTCTGGGCCAGATAGTCTAAAATTTGAGAGAGTAGACGGGAAAGAAAAAGAACGTTACGCTTTGGTTCGTACCAACAAGGATAAGTGGCTAATGAGAAATATCACGCCGAAAGTTGCGCAGTTTCTGAAACAAGCCTTTGACCAAGGTTACTGTGACATGCTGCGAAAACTTGGCGCTGAGAGTACGCCTGATTCTGCTATGGGTAACCAGGGTGACCAAGGACAACAAGGGGGTGGTGAACAGACTTCTTCTGAGTCAGGACGTCCTATTCCTGATGACGACCAACAAATGCCTGCTGGACAACTGGCTGAAGCTCTCTCTAATCTCGATGAAAGTGATGCTGAATCTGACCCGGTAGGGAGCGTTCAAGGAAACCCTGTAGACAAACACCTCGAGCGTCCTGCTGAATGGGGTAACCCGTTCTCAGTAGGTTACGTCGCAGGGTCGACTCCCATTATTCCTGGCGGAAACGGATGACCACGGGTACCCCTTTAGGCCAACATCTT